AAAGCCATTTGAATATTATTTTCTAGCTTCATCTTTTCTTCTTCATCTGGTTGTAAGTGTATAAAAATACCAAAATCATATAAATGTAATTCTGACATTTCACCTAGCGTAGCAACGTTGTGAGCGCCTATAGCTTGTATAAACGCTTCTCTTGTTGGAGAATATTCTATAATATCAGAAACTCTAAGAGATAATCTTTCTGCTGTTTCGTTTGTTAAAAATAAACCTGCTTGTAATATATGCCTTGTAGCTGTATTTGAGTTTGCTGCTGCTAGCTTTTGAACGCCTACTAAAGCGTTTACATCTGGTGTACTACCATCTCTAGCTTCGTTTAATCCAGTCACATCACGTATCATTTGCATGTAATAGTTATAATTACCTATAAGCGCTTGCATTTTACCACCACCAGTACCAGACTGTATTTCACGTATAGGTACTTTACCAGGATTCATATCTCCATCACTAGTAAAACTTCTTCCTATAACACTACCAGTTTGAAAAAACATATTTAAAGCTTCTTGTGGATTATAGTTAGTACCGTTACCTAAATCTATTTCAGCAAGCCCGTCTGCATCTAAATAAACACCATCTGGTATCATACGCGACATCACTTGCTGTAGTTTTAAATGTGTAAGTTGTATCATATCAGCAAAACCAGTAATACGTCTAACTAATGAATCAATACGACCTTCATACATCCTAGGAGCGCATATAGCGTAATTCATTTTAACTTTAGTAAAATTACTTTTTGGCCTCATCATATTTGTAGCCATCTCCCATTTTAATAACTTATCTGTACCTAAAATTATAGCGCCTTCATAAATAGTTTCTATTGATCTCATTAACTTAGAGTACTCACCTTCTTTTCCTTCTGGTGGATTAAAGTTATCGTCTTTAGGTAAAACTTTTTCAGATCCACTTTTAGACTCTTTTATTTTGTAAACTTCGTTCATATAAGTTTTAAAATCAAAATATAAAACTTGTATAGTGTTTACATCTTCTTTTTTTGTAGAATATCTATTGTTATAATTAATTCTGTTATAACCTTTGTTTTTCATTATTTCCTCAAGATCAGACTCTGTTAAATGAGGAAATTGTTTTGCTAATTCGTTTACAGGTATAGTTTTAACTTCTCCAACATAATATATGTCTTCAAAGTAAGGTGAATCTGTGTAAGAATATACTAAATTAGCTGGATCAACATACTCAACTGTAGCACCTTCTGATGTTGTAAAATTAGTTTTTACAGCACCAATACCTAGTACTGTTAAGTCTCTATAAAAACGTTTTTTAATTAACTCGTAATTACTACCTTCAAATAACAAAGCTAAAGCTTGTTCTTGAGCTATCTCTACAGCTTGTTTATATTCTAGCTGCATATGCAAACCTAGCTCTTCAGGTGTTTCTGGTAATTCATTTATTTCGCTTTCTCTAGTGTTTACACCGAACTGTTCAGAAGCTTGTTGGTCAAACTCTTGAGTTTCCATATCAGAAAGTATACCTTCCATATACTTAGTACGTTGTTCAACGCCGTAAGCATCTTGAGAAAAAGCTTGTATGTCGTATGTTCTTTCAGCTATGCCGTTTACAACTATATCTACAAACTTAGATATAATAGGCACTGGTTTCCAGTCTAAATTTAAATAAGATAAATCACCATTAATAGATAATTCATCTTTATATTTTTGTATTGCTTGTTCACCTCTAGCGTATAATCTTAAATTATGAAAATCGTTTCTATATGAGCTATATCTATTAGTTGTTCTTTCATCATTAAACCACTCCATTTCTATAGCTTTAGCTACTTTTAAACCATAGTCATAACTCAACTTTTCAGCATCGCTTACTGTTTGGCTAGGAAAATAACTTTTACTAGTATATGCCATATTATTTTATTATTTGTGAATTTGTTCCAGTGTTATTATATCTGGATATGTTTAAGTTTAAACTTTGTTTTTCAATTTTAACGTTTGGCGCATATAAATGTCTATTGTTTGCCATGATAGCTAAACCACTACTTATTGTAGCGTCAAACTTTGTTCTTTTATTAATATCAAATTTAGCCCAATCATTTAATAATTCATTAAAGTATAAATCACCAAAACTACCATCTTGCTTTAAACCAACGTGATCTTGTATATACATTTCTATTGCTGATGCATGAGCTTGTTTTATATCTTCACTTGAGTTTGGTATACCTCCTATTTCTTTTTCTGCAACAGATAATTTATTCCAAACTTTATCTGGTCTGTTCATGCTAAAACCTCTATAACCTCTACGTCTTAAATAGTATAATAATCTTGGTTTATTGTTTTCCGCTAGTATTGGCATACCATAAAAAACTAAAGCCATTAATACATCTTCAAAAAATATTTCAGCAGTAGGTGGTCTTGATAAATATTCTAAAAAAAAGCTATTAGCAGGAGCATCTTCCATGCTAAATTTAGTTAAACCATGTAAAGCTCCTTTTGATCCTTTACCATCTACAGTTCCAGATATATCATAACTATCACAACCAAAAGCACCCATATGTTCATTACCAGGATACTTTATACCGTTTTTTATAATTATTCTATTTTGTAATCTTTGAGGTGGTACCCAACTAACTTTAAATCTACCGTTTTGATCAGGATAAAATATAACTTGCGTATCTTTAGCTCCCTTCACCCACTGAAAGTTACCTGTAGTAATACCTAACGATCTTGACATTTCTTCGTTGTAATCTATCTGTTCGTATATTTTTACTAAATTAAATATACTGTTTTTTGTTTCATCTCTAAACGCGTGTTCTTCAGTACGTGGAAACTGTCTGTAAAATTCGTTTAAAGCGTCTTGATCGTTTTTTAAACCGTCAGCTTCGTTTTGCCAGTGATCTATAACTCCTATATCAATTAATTCACCATCTGGGGCAAACACGTCGACGTCAGGACTATTGAATACTGGAACTCCATACTCATCAATAAATCCTTCGTAGTTCCATTCCATTGGGATAAACAAAGAATATAAACCAGATTTTGTTTGACCATTTCTATTTCTTTTAGTGACATCTGATGCATTGTATAATTTTTTAAAGTTATCACCTCCTTTGTCTAAAGCGTTTGACGTACTACCCATCATACACTTGCCTATAATTCTACTACCAAGTCTAAGACAAGTTTTAGTTACTCGCCAGTTGTTTAATATATTATCAGGTCTTTCCCATTTACCACTTTCATCGTGTACAAGTAAAGCTAGCTTTTCACCGTCATAACTATTATCACCTGTGTTTTTCCAGTCTATAGTTGTATCTAAACCTTGTATATCTTCTATCTGTTCGTTAGCAGTTATCTTTTTTCTTGTAAACTTACTAGCCGGTACTCTATATGCAAGCTCTGATTTTGGCCTATCCATACCATCTTGTATTGGTTTAAAGAAAAACGGATAATTAATACTAATAGGTACTACTTTATCTGTAAACATTTTTTTAGCATCAGCACCTGTTTTTGATAGTATACCATATCTACTATCACTTGATATTGTAGCTAAATTAACTGTTTCTGCAGACGACATAAACGAAAAGCCTGATCTTCTGTTTTTTAAATAACACATACCATAACACCTTTTATCTGCTTTGCATGCTTCCCAAAATATATAAAACAGTCTGTTTGCTTCTCTAAAATCAGGTGCACCTACATCTATTTTACTCCATTGCAAATACATATAATGAGTACCTGTTATATACGTAGGCTTTTTATTATTCATAAACCAAAAGCCTTCTTCTCTACGTTTAAATTCTTCGTCTATATAATCATACCATTTTTCTTTTTGATCTTCAGGGTATGATCTCCAATCAAATATATTTTTTAATCTACTTAATTCTTTTGGATATTCTATTTTTTGCCACTTACTTTTTTTATTGGTGTGCACGTGCATTGGTTCCAACGGCAAAGCAATTCGCAACCCTTGTATTTCAATGATCTCACCAATTTTACCAGTTTTTGATATAACAATGATATCGTTTTCTTTATTGTATCCATATTTCCATTTTTTAGATTTATTAAGTCTACTAATAGTAGTCTTTTTAATAGGTTCTATTATTTTAATTAAACTTTGCTCGTACATCACTTAGATCTTCCTTCTGCAAATCCTTTAAATACTTTTGCTTTTTTATCTTCAGGTGCTTTACCTTCAAGCAAGTTTTCTTCTTCTTGGATTCTGTTAAGTATTTCAAATGCATCAAATATAGCTAGCTTTTTAGTTGCAGCTGCATTTTTTAATCTATCAGCCGATACATCGTCTTCAGTGTTAGTTATTATTTTTTCTTCAGCTACTTTAATAAGTTCATTAACTGCTTTTCGCCCAGCTTGGATTATATTCTTTTTCGTCTCCTTGATATTCATATTTAATTGTAATAAAATTTGATAAAACTCTGTATAGTCTCTCGCCATCAACTATAAACTCATATTCGCTGTTTGGTCTAAAACCTATAAGATCATTAACGTTTACGGTGCCGTCAGAATATTTAACAATACCTTGTAATGGTTTTTCTCGCTCAATATTAAATTTATCTATAGATTTTAAAGGTTTTACGAAACAATATCCTTTTGGTGCTATCCAGTTATTTTTTGTTTTGTATAAAAATATTTGGTCTTTATTTACAAAATATATTGACTCGTTAAAATAACTTTTACTATTTTTTTCAACACCTTTAACATTATGCCATCTACGAAAAATATTATGATGTACCAAAACAGTGTCTCCTGATTGTATTTCGGTATAACCTGCTATTGGCGTTGATATAACAGTTGCTTCTCTGTTAACGTATTGATGATTAAATATTTCAGTGTTAAGTATCAACTCTGAATCACCAACTTTTTTTGTGTTATTATATCTTTTGCCTTTTGGTGTTATAACAAAGTTATGAACACTTTTCATTAGTACTCAAGATTATATTCTACAGATACAGCCATGTTTTTGTTAAAGTCTTTCCAAGGTAAAACATCTTTTTGCTTTTTAATATAAATAGAATATTTATCTTCTTCTTCTATAATATCACAAATAGTATGACCACCATAAACTTCTTGACCAACAGCGTAGTGCATAGCGTCGTTTTTGTAGTCTTTACCTACGCTAATCTTTCTTATTAACTTCGCCATTTTCTGGATAATTTATTGTTCCGTCTACTATGTTTACATCAAAAGTACCATAATCTTTTTCAAGCTCTTTTTGTAAAACTACTAATTGCTCTCTAAGACCAGATATACCATGTAACATTTCGTGTTTTTTAAGCTCCATTGTACCTATTTCTAGTTGAGCTCTATTCATACCATTTACAGTATCTTGAATTTTTTTTAACTGTTCGTCAGTTATTTTTTCAGGTTTTAAGTCTATAACCTTTTCTTTTTTTGCCATTTTATTTAATTTAAGTTAATTTGTTTTTATAATACAAATCCTAGTTTAATTCTAATAGGATTAGCGTTTACAAGCTCGTCTTCATCTGCAATATCTGTACCTCCTGCTATTGCAGCGTTTAATGTTATGTTTGTGCTTGTCATAGATTTAATAGTACCTATAGCAGTGTCTACGTCATGTACATAAACTTCATCACCTATTTGAAAACATTTTCTAGGATCTACTGATTTAACTGTAATACTAGTTTCTGTATCACTAGTTATAGCGCCATCTACTAATACTCCAGTAGAAAAATCATAAGCGCCTCCAGCAAAACCGCATACGTAAAACGTGTCATTTCCTACACCTCCTAAACCTGGCTGTCCTTCTTCTGCTGTAAAAATAACAGTTCCATCTAAACCGTGAGCAGAATATGGTACACCTCCTAAAACATCTCCAAACGCTGGTCCAAGTAGCTGAGAGTTTGACTCGCCACCTTCTAGTTTTATACCACCAAGAATAGCTTTTGGAAAATTAAAACCAGTGCTAAAAGCAGCATTAACAGACCCTAAGCTATCAGGCGCAGCACCGTTAACTGTTTTAGCAAAATATAGATACATATCTTGCTCTGCAGCTGTAGAACCGTCTTCACCTGTTACATAAACAGCTATACTATTTAATTTAGCGCCACCACCTGGTAGTTCAAAAGCTGTCCAATCAAACAAAATGTCATTGTTGCTAAAAGGCTTGTCACTTTTATCGCTTTGTATAACTGATGAAACATCTCCGTTTATAAGATCTGGAGTTACTTCTTTTAATAAATATATACTCATAATTTTATTTTTTTACTTTTTCTAGTGATCTACCGCCAAAATAAGCACCGATCACAGTTATTAATACTAGTTGTAATAAGTCTACCCAAGAAGCTTTAACTTCAAATGATATAACACCAGCATCAATAAATATTAATAATACTGTTGATACACATAAAAATATTAAAACTAGTGGTCTTATATTTTTACTTAACCATGAATCAGACGCCATATCTACCTTCCATCTTTCAGTTACTTGTTTTTGCATTTCAGCTTCGTAACCCATGATCATATCTTTTATTTGCTTTTCAGCTTCTAACTTTTCTTCTTTTGATGTGTGTAAGTTATCTATAACTCCACCTACATTTTTAACGAGGTCAGCTGCGCCGCCTCCAAATAATTTGTTTAACATGTTTTTATTTTAATAACCGCCACCACCTCCACCGGTTCCACCACTGCTACTTGAAGCTTGTGGTATATTAACTATAGTGTTTGCTTGGTCTGCGGTTGGTTGTATAATTCCAAGAGCTTGAAGAGCTTGAGTTATAGCAGCATGATTAGTACCACTCATATAGCCTATTTGCCCTTGGTAAGAGTGAGTGTGATAACCAACTATATTATAATTCTGGCCCCAAGCTAAAGCTTGATCTATTGTTGTAAATAAAGGTATACCATCTATAACTGTTAATACGCTCATACTGTTCCTTGATTATTTCCGTTATTAGCTTCTTTTTCCCAAGGAAAACCTTCGCTACCTGCTTCTTTCCATTTACCCTCTACTAGTATCATATCTTTACCATCTATATCTTTTCTTGGAAACTCTTCTCCATTGTAGTAAACAGTATCATCATCATAAGCTAGTTTTCCTATTTTCATATCTGTAGAGTGTTTCATCTCGTGAATTAACACTTGTCTATACTCTGCGCTATTTGGATCTAAGTTTTCATTAATAAATATAGTTCCATCCATATTAGCTTCTCCTAATATACCTTCAGCTAAAGGCTTTCTTATAACAGGCGTACCAGGTACAGAGCCTTCGTGTCCTGACTCGTTGCCAAAACGTAGCTTTGTTTTTATTTCTCCTTTTGAGGCAAAATTACCTCTACTTGTACCTAGTTTAAATCCCATTATTGCGTCAATTGCTTTAGTTTCTTTTTAAGTTTTTTTACTTGAGATATCATTTTTCCTTTTTTCATTGCTTTTGTTTCACTTTCAATATCACTTTCTAAAAACTCTATTCTATCTTGTAAGTCAATTATAACTTCTCGTTTACTACCCCCAGTAATTTCTGTATCTTTTTCTTTTTCTTGTTTAGATAAACCAACTGTTTCATCAACTTTCATTGGTGAAGCACCCATAAGTTTAGCTATACTAGGTTTGTTACCAGATCGTAATGTAAATGCGCTTTGTTTTTTCATCTGTCTTTATCTTTAATCATATCATCAATAGCTTTATTATATACTTTATCTGTGTATGATTTATTATTATAAAAAATACTTCTTTCTGATGTAGGCATATCTTCTTCGCCTAAAAGTATTCTGTAAATTCTACTTATCATTTGAGAACATTTCCACGAAGTTTTAAATACAGAGTACATTATAGTTGTTCTGTTACGATGTCTCCAAACATCAATCCAACCTTCGTTTCTTAATCTGTCCCATCTTGCTTTATCCCATGAGTACGTATAAGTACCATTTATAAACTCTTGTCGTGTAAATCTTTTTTTACAATCTAAATAAATTAATAATTCTAAATCTGCATCTTTTAACCCGTAAGTTTTACAGACCCACTTTCTAGTGAGCCTGTAATACTTAAGGATGTTCATTTCACGCAAATCTTGCGCAGTTAATCTCATCTATTATGGAGCTGTGTTAGAGTCAACATAATTGATAGAACAATCTGTAATTAAAGAACTACAAAAAACACTGTTTAAAGCGTCACAAATAACTATGAATCCATCAGTGTGTGGTGTAGTGTTAATAGCTTGCGTTACTGCAGTTGCTACCTCTTTAAACTTGCCCGATGTATGTGTTAACTGTACATAGTCAAACTTAGAAACACCAGCACTGTCATCAAGCGTAGATACAGAATCAATCTTATGCGCTTGTGTAGACTCAAAGTAGATGTTAGAAGTAGTAGCACTTATAGGCTCCATACTTTTAACTAAACTAGCTTTTACACATAAACCTTCCGTAGTAGCGTCTAATCCAGCTGTTCCATCTGAGAAATACAAAAATTTTTCCATTTTGATTTCTTTTTTTGGTTAATAATTAGGTTAATTGTTTTCGTTTTTAAGTTTAAGGGTTTTGGTTTATGGCTTAGGTTAATCTACTAGAACTACATCCATGTCGCGAATAACTCTATAAAGAGTATCGTTAAAAGATATATCGTGTCCAGCGTGTTTATCGTAATATATCGTGTCACCATCTTTTAGCCCTTCAACTAAATTACCACACGATATTATTTTAGCTTTTAAATACCTGTTATCAACGTCCGTTTCTTCAGTCATTATAAGACCAGCTACTTTTTTAGGTTCTGTTTTTATTTTATCTACTATTATATATCTATTTAT